TATCTTTAAAATTATTATTGGCATTAAATAATTGGGAACATTGGCGTAAGGGTGAGTTATTAAATCATTTAGAAATAAAAAATATTTATGAATATTTAGGATCTAATGTATTGGTTGGTTTTCAAAAGGGTAAGACATTACACTCTGATGGAAAATACACATTAAAAGAATGTCAAGAACAACATGGATTAGCAACTTCTGCAGTTTGGTATGAATCTTTTGAAGGTTTAGATCCGATGACAGAAACTTATATTCGTAATATGAGGGCGAATGGTGAGCAAATAAATAAAAATCCTCGTATTAAAATGTCAACTATACACGCAGCCAAAGGAGGAGAAGCCGACAATGTTTTACTTATGCAAGATCTTACAGGTGCAGCACTAGAAACTTTTAGTCATGACCCGGATGAATTACATAGACTATTCTATACCGGAGCGACGAGAGCGAAGCGTGAATTGCATGTGTTAGATCCAAAAAACTTTGATCGAGCTTATATATTATGAATAGAAGTAGAAGAGGAACTTTATCAGAAAAAATAGCTATTTGTTATTTTGTAGAAAAAGGTTTAGATGTTTTTGATTCATGCCAATGTATGGGCCCTGTAGATTTAATAACTTTCAATCCTGAAACAGGACAAATAAAATGTTGGGAAGTTAAGTCTGAAAATTTTAGATTGTCTGGACCTAAAAAAGGTAATCCAATATCAAGAGTAAGACGCAACAAAAAATTTACTAAAATTATTGATATGATTTATATAAACAAAGAAGGAAAAATAAGAGAAGGTAAAAGAAAATGACAACTAAAGATATATTTAAAAAAGCAGCATACGACTCATTAGAAAAACAAGTAGGAGGTAAACATTATAAAAATATGAAGATACAACCTGCTGAATTTATTAACGAAAATAAGTTGCTTTTCGCAGAAGGCAACGCTATAAAGTATATATGTAGGCACTCTTTGAAGGGGGGCATACAAGATATAGATAAGGCTATACATTATCTAGAAATGGTTAAGGAGAGAGATTACGAATGAGAAGAACGCAGATACCGCTATTTGCACCTGAAACTGAATGGGTAGCACCCCATGAATTAAAAGATTTATCCGGAGCCAAAGAAGTTTCTATTGACTTAGAAACTTATGATCCTCATTTAATGACGTTAGGGTCAGGTAATGTGACTCAAAAAGGGCATATTGCAGGCGTTGCGGTGGCCGTAGAGGGCTGGTCAGGTTATTATCCTATAGGACACGAGGGTGGTGGAAATATGGATAAAAAGCTTGTTTTAGAGTGGGTCCAGGACTTAGTTAATCAAGAAAAAACTACCTTTATATTTCACAATGCTATGTATGATGTCTGCTGGTTACGATCTGCAGGTATAAAAATTAGAGGTAAAATTGTAGACACAATGATTGCAGCGTCTTTAATAGATGAGAATAGATTGTCTTATGCATTAAACACGTTGGCTAAATTTTATGTTGGCATTGGTAAAGATGAAAAAATATTACAAGAAGCAGCTAAAAGTTACTCGGTAAATCCTAAATCAGAAATGTATAAACTTCCCGCAATGTATGTAGGTGAGTATGCGGAACGAGATGCTGAAGCTACATTAAAGTTATGGCAAAGATTAAGTGTAGAATTACATAACCAAGAATTGATGGATGTATTTAATTTAGAGACAAGATTATTTCCATGTTTAGTTGATATGAGATTTAAAGGTGTAAGAGTTAATCTTGAACATGCAGATAAATTAAAAAAAAATCTTATGGAGCGTGAAGCTAAAATTATTAGTAGGATAAAAGAGTTAACAGATGTTGATGTAGAAATACATGCAGCAAGAAGTATAGCAAAAGCTTTTGATAAATTAAAATTACCATATGACAGAACAGAAAAAAGTAATGAGCCTAGCTTCACTAAAAACTTTTTACAAAACCATCCACATGAATTACCAAAATTAATTGCAGATGCGAGAGAGATTAATAAAGCGCACACAACTTTTATAGATTCAATTACAAAACATTCACACAATGGTCGTATCCATGCAGACATAAATCAGATTAGATCAGACCAAGGTGGGACCGTGACAGGTAGATTCTCTATGAGCAATCCAAACTTACAACAAATTCCAGCGAGGCATCCGGAACTTGGACCGATGATTAGGTCTATATTTATTCCAGAAGAAAATACTAAATGGGGATCATTTGATTACTCACAACAAGAACCTAGAATTTTAGTACATTATGCTAAATTACAAAACTTAGAAGGTGTAGATGAAATTGTAGATGCATATAATGCAGGAGATGCAGACTTCCACCAGGTTGTTGCAGATATGGCAGGCATTGAACGTAAGCAGGCCAAAACAATTAACCTTGGATTAATGTATGGTATGGGTAAAAATAAATTAATGTCAGAGCTAGGACTAATGAAAGAATCTGCAGAAAAATTAATAAAACAATATCACACAAAAGCACCATTTGTTAAAAAACTTATGGATAATGTTACACGTAAAGCTGAAGACAGAGGTAAAATTAGAACTTTAGGCGGACGTGCATGTCACTTTGATTTATGGCAACCTACTCAGTTTGGTATATTTAAACCATTGCCGTTAGAGCAAGCTAGAAAAGAATATGATGAGCCATTAAAACGAGCATTTACTTACAAAGCATTAAACAAATTAATACAAGGTAGCGCAGCCGATATGACAAAAAAGTCTATGGTTGCATTATATGAAAATGGTATAATACCACACATTCAGATTCACGATGAAGTAGATATTTCTGTTGAGTCTAATGAAAAGGCAGAACAAATTATAGAAATAATGGAATCTGCTGTTAAATTAAAAGTTCCTAACAAAGTAGATTACGAGTCAGGAGCAAACTGGGGTGAAATTAAATAATGGCTTATTTAAATGCAAACATACCTGTCATAGAATGTTGTGTCAGAGGTAACTATCTAAGAGATCAAAAAGATTCACACGATAAATATTTTGAAGTAGGAGTATTTGGTTTTAGTTCTATACCAAACAGAGTGCCTATGTTTCATTTTTTAATGGAAGATGGTGGTCTATGGTGGAGAGCACCTATCTCAGCTTTCTGTACCAAACCTGGAGTAAAAGAATTACCACTAGATGAATTAGTTATGTGGGACAGTTTTAGTTACAATGTAAGTGTTACAACTTTTTATGAACTAGCTGGTGCTACTATGCAATACACATCTAGACGTAAGGTAAAACGTAAAGGTAAGTATCTATTTACAATAGATTGGTGTGCGGGAGATTTTAATGAATTAAATTTTGGTTACGCAGAAAAACCAGATCAACATAAATGTGGCCATGTTCTTGAATTAGAGGATGGAAACTTTGCAATACAGCCAAATAATAGGCTAAAAATGTTTGATGCATCTATGGGTGTGGATCCAAACAAGAACTTGATTAATAGATTAGTTAGTAGTAAAATATACTCCGTAGAAAATTCAGCTAAATGGATTACCGATGAACATGAAGAAGGTAGCTATGATTATAAGCTGAAAAACTTGGAGGAAGACAATGATAAATAAATACAAAGACAAATTTATGGTTTGGCAACTACAAAATAGAAAAGAAATAGTTATTGCTGTTGTTGCATTTGTGGTTGGAGCAATACTTTTTTAATAAAGGATTTTATGCCATATGAACATTGCAGAACTATTCAAAAAGAATTTTGTATTAGTACCGGTTATAGCATCTGTGCTGTTCGGGACGTTCACTGGCGTTAAGTATATTGTCAATCTAACAGACACAATTAACGATAATCAAAATAGAATAGTAAATCTCCAAAAAGATTTAACTGCAGCTCAAGAAAAAATTACAGATCAAAATACAAGATTAACTTCTGCAGAGTCTACATGGCAGATGGCAGAGAATTTATACAGACAACTAGCAGATCAAGTTAGAGAACACAGCTACGACATTAAAGATTTAAATAGGTAATCACATGGAGATAGCCAGGATGAATTATTATTTTACAGGAGCATTAGTTGTTTTATTTATGTTGTTATGTTTTATAAAACCTGCACATTCTAGAAACGAATATCTTAACGAGTATGGATCAAGATGTGGAGATTTTGAAACTAGAATAGAAAAAGAAGATAGAAATAATGATTACAGACATTACAG